TACAGTTTTGACAAAAACGCTGTCCGGGTGATACATACGTTCTTTACTTTCATGATGCCATTTTAACATTACTACTGTTAATTTAAATAAAATTCGTAGTTTTTGTCTCATCTTTTCTTTTTTGATTGAATTCATATATGCATTGTAATAATATTCCACTTCTTGACGAGCGCTTGCATACCACCCAACATAGGAATATTTTATATCACCATTTGTGGTTAGATGAGGATTAAATACTTTATCTAAAATATCCTCTTCTTCTTGTAGTGAAATATATTTTTCAGCATGTGGATTTTTGTTTCTGTATGTAGAACGCATTGTTGCTTTTTCAGACAAATAGGATGGTGGAGGTATATCTGAGTAGTAGTCAAGCATGGTTTGAATTATTTATATGATTAAACATCAAAATCAATTTTTATTCTATTATTTATGAAATTAAAAAATTGAAATAAATAATAAAGTCAAGCTTAATTGTAACCATGATTTATCCAAAAGTGATTCGTACTTATTCACCTGAAAAAGATACCTATGATGTGCGTTTTGAATCCACACTTGAGGAACGGGTACATTTTCGTATTTCCAAAAAAGAATTTATCCAAGAGTTTAATGAATACGACACGCTGTTATTGCCACCTCCACCACCACTTTCTCCTAAATTAGTTCGTTCTTTTATACAACAAGATCGCATTCTTTACGATCCATATTACAATATTCAAAATAATGCATTATGTGTGTATATCAAACAAAAAAACCCAACGTCATTCTTTTATAGTGTTCAGACAATTACACATACTGAACCTATGAACGTAAAATGGCATATTCATCGTGACCATCAATATATTCGTTATTTTGTTCCAGGTCATTTCAATAATAATACCAATAAATATTTTATGGAAAATAATAAAGATTATTGTTATATTCCCATTTTGTATTCATCCATTTTCTATGCCATAATTAAGTTTAAAATACTATTGTATCGTGTTCGTGTGAAACGTCGTATTCGTTTATTCTTGTTGACAACTACAACTCCAAGTTTGAATAGATTTAGAGGTAGTAGTCATTCACTTATACGAAAAGGAATAATTGATTATTTACGTGTGTGATATATAGATGAAAGTTTTATTTGTAGATGTGATTCTTCATGAAGAAACCAATGATATTCTTCGTATTAGTTATATTTTTTATAATTTTAGTCAATATAAAATATTATTGACCCAATCATTTGATGTTAATTTATACCATCGTGCTCGTAAACTATTTAATGGAAATCAAAATCATATTGTTAAAAATAATCAAATGAATAGAATTTTAGTCATTCTTCTTTATTATATCAATCTTGCTGACATTATTGTTGCTTTGAATTATGAATCTCTTCTCAATATATTACATCATGAAGCAGAATTAAATCATGTAAACATGGAAATAAATACACAACATTATTGTATATCATCCGTTTATAAAAAAATATTCCGCATGCCTTATGATAAAATAAATGATAAAGACCAACTTTTATATATCATTTATCAAGAATTATTTGTCATTAGTTACATGTATTGTTCTCGTTCTACCTTATTGAATTGTATATTGATGTTGCGAATCTATTATAAGTTTACGGATGGTAAGGATATAGATAAAATAGACTTGAATGTAAAATATATGCGAATACATAATAGCTAATGAGAATGATGAATAAATTGATTGATCAGTACATTTTTGATTAATATATATACCATCACATTCAACATGGATATATGTAGTTGTTTTATCGTGTGCTCCTCATTTCGCATCATGAATGAGAGTAATTCGTAAAATACAATATAGAAATAACTGACTTGTTCATCACTAGTTAGATGATAAAATCGCATATAATATAATAAATCATTCGCTAAATCATCTTTTACAATCGCATACATATTTGAGGATACACTATCCTTTGTTTTGGAAAATGTTTCTGCGTTGCGTTTTAATGTAATTGCATTCAATAATCGTATTTTCCGATATTCTTTATGATGTTGTATTTGAAATCCAGAGACAAAATGCGGAACAGTTAAGAACCACATAAAAAGATAACGGAATTTCATTGTTATATATGTTATTAGTTATATATTTTAATATCAATTTTTATTACATATAACCTTCACATTGTTTATCGCAAAAATAAAGTAACATTTTTTTATTTTGAATCTGGTATACATGCGTTATAGGTATACATTCAAACGAAGAAAATTTCCGCATACAGGAGTAACACTTCCACTCCAAAAATCCACAAATATGGCGCACCATCTCAGGGGGTAGTTTGTATAACATGTTTTGCTCTAATATGGGGTCTTTAAATAGGACTTTATATTACTTTCAATTTTAATTTAAAGACATACATTTACGTTTATTAGATAGACCATTTTAGAATGTCCAACCAACATTCTTATATACTTCGCAGTGTAAAAGCAATAGAATTTTACAATAAAAATTCATCTTTGGATTTTGATAATGTGAATGAACTTTTTGTGGATTTGATACAAAATATTACAAATAATATCAAAGAAAGTATTAGCGTGAATGAAGTAAAAGCATTACTCAATACAATCAATAAAAAGGTAGATGGTTTGGAGCAACACATGGGAGCGCATCAAAAATTCATGCAAATGACATATGAAAGATTGAATGATCAAAAAGAATCATATGTTCAACAAGTCAAGGAATTGATCCAAAACAAGGATAATGGTGGTGATATTTTGACATTGATTCGTGAAATGAATACCAATATGATTGATAAAACAACACATTCTATTTTGCAGCAATTTCCCAAACTAAGCGACGACATGAAAGGCGTTCAAAAACAAATTATTGATAATTCTCAACAACATTTTCAAAGGGTCGTTGATGAACAACGAGAAAAGGGTGGTTATGATCCAGAACAATTGGAAAAAACAATTCAAGGACAATATCAACATATGAGTGATAAAATGATGCAAACACTACATAATGTATTTAATCAAGATTCTGTTTTTTATCAAAACAATATGGAATTGCGTCATTTTTTGGAAAAACAAAAAAATTCTACCAAAAAAGGAAAAGAAAGCGAAATGCGTTTGGAAGTATGCCTCACGAATGCTTATCCACAAGCTCATATAGTGGACAAAAGTGGCGAAAGTAAGGCATGTGATTATTTGCTGAAACGACAAGAAAAATGTGATATTTTGTTTGAAAATAAGGATTACCAAACCAATGTTCCTAATGAAGAAATCAAGAAATTTATTCGCGATATTGAATTTCAAGGCAAACATGGTATTATGATTTCACAACATAGTGGTATTCAAAATAAAAATGATTTTCAAATTGATATTCATGCGAATCATGTTATGGTATTTATTCATCATGGTATTTATGATGATACCAAAATCAAGATTGCTGTAAATATCATTGACCATATAGATTCTATCCTACAAAAACAAAACTGCGATCAATCTACGCTACAATTCTCCATGGAACAACTCAGTGAAATCAATAAAGAATATCTACACTTTATTGGCCAGAAAAAACAACTGATTGAAATGTATAAGAAACAACACAAGGATCATTTGCGACAATTGGAAGACTTTGAAATGCCGCGGTTGACTGCTTTGTTGAATAGCACCTTTACCAATGTGGAGCAACTTTCGTTTAAATGTCAATATTGTAATGTATATAATGCGAAAAACAAGCGCGCCTTGGTGACACATCAAAATAAGTGTAAGAAAAAGACTATGCTTTTGAATAATCAAACGGATACTTCTTCTTCAGCAGCAGTAGTAGCAACATCAGATGAAAATGAAGATTGAATGACATCATAAGGTTCATTGGTAATATATATGTTTTTGGGATTAAAATGATATATATCAATCAATTGCTTCCGCGCAAGAGATGCCCGATTTCCAGTTTTACAATATACTAATATCGTATCTTTTCTTTTTAATCCATTTTTATTTTTTGCGATTTCTTTATGATTTATATTGATACTATTTTTTACATGACCCTTTTCATATTCTTCAGGAGTACGGACATCTAAAATCACATCAAAAATATTTTTACGTTCTTCTAGTTCATCTCCAGATAAAAACTGATTTTTATGATCCTTTTCAAGTTCAAAACTGGTTTGTACTTTTTCAAGATAAGGAATAAAACCAAGGTATCCACATAATGCAAATAATATAACGAGACATAATTTTATTTTATGTCTACCTAAAACAGCAAGAAGGGAATGATTATAATCTTCCATGTGTTCTGTTATACCTTTCATTAATCTATTATATATGTATATTACATTTTTATGGATCCGTATAAATCGCGTGACGTGTTTTTTGATTTTAAAAATTCACATTTTTCACAATCACTTAAAAAGTCGCATTATAACGTCAAAGATAAACGAATTATTTTATTTATGAAACATGTTTATTTGAAAAAAATTGTGAATTGGTTTCAAATTTCTATTATTCTTGCGTCTACGATCATTACCTTTTGTGAATCCATGAAACCACATATATTTAAAGTAGATCCAGAGAGACAAAGTCAAATCATTTCTATTTGTTTTTCTACATATATTGCGATTTCTACCGCAATATATAAATTTATTAAAATAGATGATCGCAAGGAAGAAATATATAAAATACTTCAGATGTTTAATGATATAGAATCCATTATTAATTGTAAAATAAAACAAGTTATCATGATTCATTATCAATTTGAAGATGAAATGCAGTTTTTTAATAAAAATAAAATTATTTCCAAGAAAAAAAGAGTGAAACTACCTCATATTGATGAAGAAGAAGAATATAAAACTGATCATGATGATAATGATGATGCGCATAGTGAAATGTCTACAAATTGCTTTATTGAAACACGCAAACAAATTATGCAAAAATATTACCGTATTTTTGAAGATATATTAAATGCGTATGAGCGCGATGAGATTGATAAGAAAATTTATGAAGCTAAAAAACAATTTCGGGCCATTTTTTCCTATAATGAAATCATTTATTATAAAGGAAAAATCGTAGAATCCATGTTATTGGAAAAAGTACATGTTAGTAATCGCAATATGTTGGAAGCACCGATTGAAGATTACAAAAATCATTACCGATTGATTAAGTTATATCAAAAACAAAAGAAGGAA